AGCGTGAGTACTTCCACAAAAAGTCGGAGGACCTTCTGCGTTCGTGGAGGGACAAGAGTGCGGGTTACAGATGGCTTCACAACCACGCCCGTTTGCACTTCGAAAAGATTCACGATTGGTTGAGTTACCCGAGCATCATCATCGGCGCCATCACGGGTGTGGGTGGGTTCGCATTCCTCAATCCCACGGGTGGTGAGGTTCCCGACGAGGCGCGTAATTTTCAAATAGCCTTCGCCACCTTGAACGTCATCGGTGGCATCCTCACGAGCGTGTCCAAGTTTAGTCAGTCGTCGACGCTCATAGAGAGACACTCGACCGCCTCGAACGCGTACAGCAAACTCTACCGGTCCATAGACATGGAGCTGAGTCTCGAGCCCGAGCACAGGGAGAAGAAGAGTTACCACGAGCTGGTGCGCATCTTCCGTGAGCAATACGACAAACTATTAGACGACAGCCCAGATGTGCCGTGCGTATCCATTCTGGCATTTCAGGATAAGTTCAAAAACGACACGAGGGCGAAACCGGAGGTGACGAACGGGTTGTCACCGGTGATAAAGGACGAATCCTCGACGCTTTTGACGGTCCTGAACAAGTGGAAGGGCGCCCTGAGTCGGTCTAACTCCGAAGAATTTGAAGGAACACCGTCACCAGTATCAACAGTGTGAGAAAGTCCCAAGTCGTCATCTCGTACCCGATGAGGGGCACCCTGAAAAGTTTGTACGACATCCCGTGACATAGGTTCTTTTCACCCCTGTTCCCGCGGATGGCTCGAAGCACGGACGGGCACGCCTCCTTCTTCCTGTTCGTGCTCTTGTCCTCGCTCATCACGGAGTCTTCGTCGGTCCAGAAGCTGTTTTCGTCGTCAATCACCTTGCGGAAGCCATTTCCCATCCGGTTCGTCTCTAAATCGAATTGATCCTGGAAACGGTGGTTGACAATTTTCCGCGCACCCTCTTTGGTGATGAAATAGGCCGCGGCCGATCCGGACAAGGGTAGGGGTTTTCCTCGCGGGCACAACCCGTCACAGTGCAAGGACAGCATGTCCCAGTCACCCTCGCGGTGCAGACGGGCGTCGAGTTCGCGGCGATTGGTGAATTTGGGGTAGGCGTCGTCTTCCAGGATGAGGGCCACGTCGTTGTCGTCGTGGTGCAGGAAGTGCTCGATGGTCTTAATGTGACTGTAGCAGCACCCCATGTTGGATCGAGGCATCGCCCACTTTGCGTGCGGGAGGAAGTGCCTGTCCATCTCGTCCTCCGTGATCGCCTCGTGGCGCCACCCAGACACACGCACGGGGTAGATGTCCAGGGCGAGGAGGGCCGACGACTGCGCCTGGTACCTTCCCGGTTGGTCGTCTAGATTGATGACGTAGGTCGTGAAGGCCATTTAAGATATAGAAGAGATATATTATAACCATGAAGTGCCCGTCGTGCGACGCCAAGTGCTGTTTCACGGATTTGATGGATTGTAAGAAATGTGACAAGGAGGTGTGCATCGCGTGCCGTCTCCCGGAGAATCACAAGTGTCCGGGGTTGGACATGATGCGTGAGGAGCAGAGGGAAAAACTCAAGGCCCAGCTTGAATCCACCAAGCCCGAAAATAATCTCCACTTTTAATACAGATGAAGGCACCTCCTGTTTTGCCCACCCTTATGGTGGTCCTCGGCTTCTTAGGTCTCTATAGGCACACGGGGATAAACTACCTTCCTAACGGAGCGAAGAAGATTTTAGATGGGCCATTTTTATATGGATTAGTCATCTTATTTCACAGTATGTACGGGGCGAGTGGCATGGTTGAAAAACCCAAGTTCATTGGTGCGGTGCAAAACAACAAGTTTTTCAAGTGGTTTACACTTCTTTTGTTATCGTACGCGGCGGTTCGAGACCTCGAGGACGCCCTCTTCCTCACCGTACTCTTCTTGGGCTTAACACAGATGTCACGCGATCCTGAAGAGAGAAAGAGACACCCGTACATCTTGTAGGTGCCGATTGCTTCCTCGGTCGCTTGGTCCCGCGCGCGTGTTTTGACATGTATTCCTCGAAAACCTTGCGTTTTTCAGAGTTGATCACGTCATCTCCCGTATTCCCGTGTTTATTCTTGTGGGTGTTGATCCACATCTCAGACCACTTGGAGTTTCGATCTTGGATGTCTCGCATGAAGGCGTAGAGTTTGTCCATTTCATATCCTTGGAACGTCCCATTCAAGATGAAGTACTGGACGTGGAAAAGATCCTTTTGGATGATGGCCGGCGTGGTCTGGGTTCGGTGTTGCTTCCACAATTTGAAGAGCATTGTGATGTGGTTCTTCAAATCGTCGAAAAACTTTCGTTGCTCGCTGGAGGTCAGTTTCGCGATGACTCTTTCTATTTTAGAGTTTTCTTTCTCCAGCGTGCTCAGCGACGACTTCATGATGATGACGTCCTTGACGTTTCGCGAGTCCTTGTGGTCGACAAAAAAACGCGTGAGCAAGTAGTTGGACGCCAAATGGTATATCAGGACCATGTGACAGAAACGCGAGTTGTTTTCAAAGTTCTTGACCATTGTCGCGTCATCCTTGAAATCCCGGAAGAAAGACAAGGTGTAGAGACGGTTCACGAACACGTATTCGCTAGACATGAGCTTGGAGTTGAGCCACTCCCCACCCTTGAGGACGGCACCTTTATTCCGGCGGGTGAATAGGAGCTGTTGCTGTTCACCCGTCAGATCCCTGTATATGCAAATAGTGATGGTGAGATCTAAGAAATAATTCCTTTGATCTTCGGTGTATTGACTGAACAGGTTGCCTTCGAGATCCCGGAGTTCATCCGCGATGTACATGCGGACGGTCTCGAACCTGTGACCCGCGTCCAGGAGCCAGTAGCCCTTGTTACTACCAGAGGACACGTGGTTCACGAGCCAGTTTTGGTCGGCGCACATGTTCTTGCAAAGAGAATCGATGTACTCCGCGCGCTCGCGGGTGGTCCACGCCTCCGTCGGATCTCGTTGACCATCCGGGTACATGTACTTCGTGCTCTCACGCTGTTGATCCATGATGATCTGACTGATAGATTTACTCACGGGGCGGCCGACGAGGTTCACGTAGATGTCCTCCGGGATGAGGCCTAGCTTCGTCCCGTTCGATGTTCGTGTCATGGGCCACTGCTTCGTCATGATGCGTCGTTTAATAACCGTCTTCCAAGCTGTCGCGGTCCATGTCCGGGTTTTGGCGGGAAAAGAATTGCCTCTCACCGTGGTCCCTGTGTTGTATTGTACTGGGAAAAGACCTATCGAGGGCCATACAGTGTCGCAAGTCTTTGTAAAAAATCCTCGCACCGCGGGCGATGAGATCTTCCAACTTGTTGTCTATGTGATTGTCTTGGGGGTACAACATTTTTTCAAATTTTTGCATATTGTGGACGTGAATCACGTATGCTTTCATCCCACTGATCCATAAAACCTTCTCCAACCTTCCAAGACGTTCGGACCCCTTAAGGCGGTTGTGGCAGTGGAAGAAGATCATTTCGAAATTGTCGTTGGACTCCCTTATGGCCTCCTCGACCTCTCGGTAAAAATCATCGTTCAGGATCTTGACGTTGTCCTCGACTACCAAGGCGTACTTGGCCCCGGCGTCCCGGGCGCGTCTCCACGTGCTCACGTGCGCCTTCTGGGCCCCTATGGCACCCAGTTGGAAGAAGGTGACGTTCGGTCGGATGAGTTCGGGGCGGTAGTACATCTCCAAACTCTTTTTGAAGTACATCGGGTCGACGTCGTTCTCGAACTCCCTCGCACCCGTGGGAGTGGTCGTGTCCGGGCCGTACACCTGTTCCACCGGGACGTTCGGGTTGTGGTTCTCGTAGAACATCGCCTGCCTGTCTTTGCACTGGGGCATGGATATCATGTACATCTTGTAGGACAACGCGTCCCGACGCTTGTTCTTTAGGAGCGCCCAGGTGATGAGCACGAAGAGGCCTGCGAGCACGAGGATGGTTCGGAACATCTATCATAGTCCGAGATTTTTACTTTTCAAGATTACAACTACGACCACCAAGGTCGTGATTGTTATTGTTCGAACCAAGTTCTTTCCTGTTTTGGGAGACATACCCTTTCGTGGTCACGCACCGGCTGATATTGTTGTCCTTAAGGAAATCACTGAGGGTATGGTCGTTCCTCGTGGTCCAATACGTGGGTCGGTTCCGCTCCATGTACTTCTTAAGGAATGACTTTTTCATCACCAAGGCGTGATTGCACAACAGTTGGGCATTGGTGTTCGTCTTGTGGAGGTTCTCGCTGATTTGAGTAAAGTTGCTGCGGTCACAACTCGCCCAACAGTACCCGAGGAAGAGCACCTCACAGTCCACGCGCTTGAACTCCTCCACCGCCTCGAAGATGCTGGCCCTCGACACTTCGAAGATGATGTCGTCCTCCAACACCATAATGGTCTCGTACCCATTCACGTAGGCGTCCCAGTAAACCATGAAGAAGCTCAGGGCCACTGGGAGTTTAGTCATCTGCCTGAATAACATACGGTTCAGGGGATGGTAGGTCTGCGACAGACGCCTGTAGTCGTCCATGTCCAAGTCGTCGGGCTTTATGGCGTCGAAAAACTTATAACGCACACCCAGCTCGGCCATCTTGCCCTTGGCGTACTCCTTCCTCGATGGCATGCATATGCAGTAAGCCATGTCCACCGGGCCGCTGTCACCCTGCATCAAGGTGAACCTGGACTTGAAGCGGTTGTAGACACCCGTAGGGGAGTGATCCTTCGTGGTGTCGGCCACGGGGACAACCTCTGGGTGACACGCCCTCCTCGTG